GTTAAACTGCTCTATTTCTTTCAGCTTAATAACCGCACCAGCTTCTTGAGCGTCAACCTGTACCTGCATTCGCTTGGTTTCAGAATCAAACGCTTTAATCTGAGTCTCGGCCGCGCTTACTTGCATGTCAGACTGGGCCGACATTTGGCTAGTCTGTGCGTTCATTAGATCAGCCTGTGCTTTGTCCTTCTCAGCCATTGCCGCGATTGTCATAGCGTCCGGCTGCTGTGATTGCTGGGCCTCTTGAACCATTTGCTTCTCTTCGTCTGTCTCTGGCTCTTTGAATCCACCTAATATCATTTGATTGTTGGCATAGTCTCGAATGTCATTGAAATCCGTGCCGTCAGTCATTGATATTAGTTTGAGCATCAAGGCGTTACGCATTGGATCTTCTGGCCCCATTGTGCCGATCATCATGGTAATACGGTCAATCGTCTGCTCTTTTTGTGTTTGATAGCTGGGCCCAATCTCAGCGTAAACATCAAATTCTTGGTTCGTTAGATCGTTGGCAACAACTAACTCACCTTTCTCGTTGATCTCTTGAGACATTACCGAAACGGTTTTACGCTTGCCGTCTGCTAATGTAATCGTGACCTCTTCAGGCTCGCTATGAATATCAACAGCCATTGACGCGTAGATCTCAGCATCGCGGCGTTTAGCGTGCTTCAAATTGTCTTGATATATCTGTGCCTGCTGATCGATTCTAGACTGTAAGGCGTGGATAGCCTTGCCCGACATATCTGGATCAGAGAAATCTTGAGGTATACCAGGATCAGCAACATCTTGAATGGCCGCCCGTGTGACCTCGATACTCTGGATCAATGCGCTTGGTATTGGCTGCTCAGGCGTTACACCTACTGGGCCTAACGGCAATGGGTTTCCGTTCACGTCTTTTGAGTGTTGAAGCTTATAGGGGAAATTACTTTCCGCGCCTGACTCGCTATACATCGGCTCGTAACCCTGAAGCTGCTCAGGTAAATAGATAGGAACCTGACGCGGCGAGCGGCTAACAATATCGGCTAGATAGCTTAATTGGAAGTTGCGCAATCGTTGGGGATCTTTAGCGAGTCGCGTTATACCTTCGTAATATTCTTCATCTTCAACATAGCCGCGCTCACCGTAAACGGGGACTACTGGGATATACTCGCCCGCTATGACCTCACCTTTGCCATCACCGTTTAGAATGCGCTCACCTGAGCAAATATATAGCGTAACTTGGTTGCGCTCCACCTCCTTCTCAGACTCGACTGTATAACCTGTGTCAATTAGATCATCCATCTGATCTTCAAAATCTTCTTCTCTTAGTGTGACCTCGTTATCAAAAATATCCTTGAGCTTGATCACCTTACCTTTGACTTTCTCGGTATGGTAAAACTCGACAACATAAATATTATGGCTTTGCGTTATCCACGGAAACACAAAACTGGTTTCTGGTGTAGAGAAAGAACTTTCGTTTATCTCGTCGTCATAATCCTCGCCTGTAAGCTCTTGCCTAAGCAGTTTATAGCCATCTTCTGAATAGGCGTGAAGTACAGAGACACGCTGAGCGTCTGACTTATCAAGCATCTTGGCATTTGAGTCAAAGAAACATTTGTTATTAGCCTCGTAAATAGGCTTACGCTTAATAACCTGCTTTGTGTCACCCGAACGCATTGAGACGTATTCAGTAGTTAGGCGCCAAGCACCATAACCACAAACGACCGATTCCTGGCTTGCCATATCGTAAGATTCTTGGCTTGAATTGGATCTGTCATCACTACGATATAACCCGTCGATAAGATCCGCACCATCTTGGCGGGATTCATCAACAGGCTCAAAATCTATTTGCACGGGGTTTGCGCGTAGACCGGAAAGTATATGCCGGCCGGCCTTTCTTAATACGTCGAATTGACCGCGGTATTGAAGCTGCGATTCGGTTAGCGCGTTATCATCCCACTGGGTGACGTGATAAAACACTAGGTCATCGGACGCCATTTCGCGTGTGGCTGTGTTGTGGCTATAATCTGTATCAAACCAGCCCTTGATTTTATCGTGTTCTAGTGCCATTTTTAGCGTCCCATTGGTCGTAGAGGTTGTGGCATTCTAACAGCTTGCTGCACTGCAATTGGCGCTCTCATTAACATCATTAATGAATCCCCTAAGTTTGGCGATACCAATTTAAATTTAGACTTCATTTCAGGCTTCGTGTACAGCTCGAAAAGTCCGTTTCTGTTCGTGTCTTTCACTGGCATTCTGCAAACTTCAGAGCGCAGTTTAGGTAGTAATTTAATCTCAGAGCTAAAGCTGATCATCCTCTCTGGGTCACAATACTCATCATGAACCACTGCGCGATAGGTTCGATAGACCCGCTCGCGTAACTCAAGGTAATACTGGGCCCGCTTATTCTTTACCGAGTCCTTAACCGTTCGCTGATCTTGAGCGTTTGAGTTAATCGCCGGTTTGTATATCGTGTCGGGAAAATCTGGGGACTCACTTCCTTTGAAGTTAATAAGGCCCATTTTTTTACCGCTAAGGTCTTTTGCCATCTGTTCACCAAGACCAATACCCATACCGTCACAGTCCCAAGTAAAAGAATCGACATTATGCTGTATCGCTAAACCAGCAGCCCAATGACCGCCCTCGTTAATGTTACCATCAAGTTTTTCTTCTATCGCTAGGACAACCGAACCATGTCGCATTGCATAGCCCTTTGTATCCCCGCCCGTGTCGCTAGGGTCATGTGACGCCATTCTAGCGCCGACCGCTTTAAACCCTTTCTTTAAGTGAGCATCGATACAAGCGTCAAACCACTCCGCTAATATTAGCGCATTCTCAACACTATCATTATACGCACCTTTCCAGATATGATCATACAATGCGCGCGATCTATGCTCTAAATCCCACAATCGCTCCTCTTCAAGTCCAGACTGGTGATACCAAGGATTGTCGTCATAGTTCATAACGACAATTAAATGAAGGTCGTCCTCATAAAACCCGTCTCGGTCTAACTGCTCTTGAAATGGGACAATAAACCTTTGGCTGAACGGATCTTCGCTTGATCCTGGGTTAGCAACGAAAACCATCGAAACGTTAGTATCGCCATCCATAACCTCTTCAAGCTCGGTCGGTGCGCCCTTCTTTGGCTTCTTACGTGCGGTTGGAGTGAGCGCGGTCAATGAGTCCTCGGATATGAACTGAGCCTCTTCGATCCAAAACCGCTTAAAACCATGAGCCGATTTAATACTATCAACGTTTCGCGCTAGACCTGCAAATTCAAACGAGTCTTTGCCATTGTACTTAATGCTTGTTTCTTTAACGTCGAACCCGTCAAACTCAAGTCTAGATTTTTCTTCCTTAAGTAGTGAGTGAACCGAGTTTTTAATAGAGCTTTGATATTCACGAAGACAGTATGTTTTGGACCCAGTATCTTTGGCATCAATCAAACAAACATCTGTAACACCCACCGATTTTCCAGAACCACGCCCACCAATAACAATAATAAACCGCTTAGTGGATCTTAATACCGCTTCCATTTTGAGGGGTATATAAACATCCGGCTCAAGTAGTGTTGTTTCCCACTCCCCGCCACTTCTGATAATCGTTCGAACCAAACCCTCTTTAGGGCATACCAAACCAACAGCCGTGGTTGTTTGCCCGACATTTACCGAGACTTGAGATTCTAAAAGGCCGATACGCTTAACTAGTGCGTTCATTAAGCAGCTTTTCCAGTGACTCGATTCTTTCCTTTAAATCTGTTGCCTCTTCAATATCAACCGCAGCTTTTACGGACTGAATAAACGTGCTGGCAATATCTGGCGGTATCTCGCCCTTGCTTGCGGCATCTAGCAGTTGAGCGACTTGCTTTGCTGGCGATGTGTTAACGTCGAAATCGAATTCGACATTTGGCATTACCGCCTTCTTGAGGGGTGATATTCTTGCAAGCACTTCCTTCAATGCAAAATTATCATCTACATCTAAAGCACGCTGAACAAGAAAGTCATAAAAACCGTTCTCAGTCTTTCCCGCCCGCTTCATTGCGTTTAGAATTTTGGTTCTATCCGATAACCCTCTACTTGTGCGCTTTTGTGTCCCGTCAAAGCTGGTTTTTGTCTTTGCCATAAAAATTTGCCGTATAATTGCCGTATAATCGTAGTATAACCTACTTTTACGGTTTACCAAATAGCAACTAAACTTGCATCGGTCCCAGTCGCGTTAACTCTTTTTGGCCTAAAAGGAAGTGTTGATCCGGCAACAACTGGAACCGTGACGACTACATCATCATCACCCACTAAAGCGGCGTTTCCTGTTGCCGTAACATATAAACTTCTTGGGGACGGAACAATATCCAATGTATCGCTGGGTACTACAACAGCCCAAGTTGATGCTGGTTTTAACGCTGATTCTGCACTCATAATCCTAATCCTAATCTTATTGCTAATCTTGATTCGCCGCTTGCCGTTAGTGCAGGGTCGAAAGTTGTCGTTACATAAAAG